TCTGCATAGCTCTCTCTACTTCTTCTCTTGAAAACTCAGATATATGCTTAGCAAGTTTTTTAGGATCAGAAAGTATAGATTCTCTTCTACGCTTTTCCTTTTTCTGCTGTCTCTTAAGACCTTCAGGAGTGAGACTTCCATCAGGATTCTGGTAACGTCTTATACCCCACTTCATACCAAGTATTCCATAATGATATAGTTCATCAATTGGAGGTTTATTAACTAGATCGAAATGAACAATTTCTTCTATTGGAGGTTTATTAACTAATGCTAATTTCTCTTCCAATGTCATATATTATCGCCTCCTTCTTGATCTATTATGAAATGCTGAACTTATAACATCCATCGGATTATGATTCGGCTGAGCCAATCCAGGGTTCGATGGCGGATTATTCATTTTTCTAAGCAATTCAACATAATGTCCGTGTGTTAAAAGTTCTCTAGCTAGCGCAGCAGGGGTTGCCCAACGCTGTTCTGCTAATTTTTTAGAGCATTCGTTTACTAATCGCTCAAATATATTATTACCCCACTGAATATTGTCTTTTTCACGCATAAACCAAGCTATAGTATCTGCTCCGATGCCTCGACTAAAGTAATGATTCCACGCCTCTTTTTGACTTTTGTACGCTTCATTCTGACCATTTCTCATCATTTGCGTTATGTCTTGCGATCTCTGATTATGTCTTGATATAAGTCGATCTCTTTCTTCCTGTCTTCTTTGAGCCTCTCTGGCGCTGGTTGGCATACTATGCATTAAATATTCTCTGTATTCCTTATAATCTTCTCTGAAATTGTTATTCACTGTCTTCTACCTCCTTACGTAAAAGATTCTTTATTAACCTTGTATGCAACCCAAGCATCGAGTAATGCTGACACATTATCGATTTTTTCTTCATATCGTTTCTTTAAAAGTTTCCTGTTTCCATTTGTATCCTCTAATGTCACGGCATTACCCATTGCAAATTGCATAAGTAACTGATCAAATATTAATTTCCTATCGCTGGCTAAATCCTTTAATTCTCCTAAAGGAACTGATTCGGTCTTTACACCTTGAGGAACTTTCTCGATACCGAATTCCCCATTCTCAAGAGCCCATCTTTGAATAAATTCCTTAGCATTGTACGGATCGTAACCAATGCAGTTAACTGTATACTCATTATCCTCTATATACTTCTCAAGATCGTCATAAACTTCCATCATGTTCAGTACTGAACCTTCCATAACTACTAAACTACCTTCATTCATGAATTCTTCATACTTATTACGAGCAGCTCTTGGAAGATTGTTCAAAGTTCTAGAAGTTATGTAACTTCTAGTCTTAATACCAAACTCATCGCCTCTCAATGGAAATATAAATGTAAAAGCACAGAAGTCATCACCCTGTGATAGGTCTGCTCCTAATGCGCATTCCATCTGCCAGAAATCTTGTTTTCTATGAGGTTTAGTTTCTTCATAAGTAAAAAAGTAAGTATACCCTTCCATAGGTATACCGAATCTTTTTGCCAAAATATCATTACGAGTAGCAGGAGCATTCTCTGCTCTTTCGACATCTGCAGCATATGCTTCATAAGAAATCGTCAACCCTAAGTTAGGATTAGCCTTAAGCCACATTTCTGGATCTGCTACTTCTTTGACATCATCTAATCTGTAGTACCAGATTGATACATGCGGAGCATAGAACTTACCTTTAAGTATGTCTAGAAGTTCCATTTTGATGGTATCGCCAGCTCCGTTTCTAACAGTGCCTTCTGACGATGCTGCTACGATTAAATAATCTGGTAACTTAGATGCACCCTGTTCTATAGCACCTATAGGATCTTCTCTTATGTCTCCAGAAAGCCATTCATCAACTGTTGCTACTTTGGTTCTTAAACCTTGCAGCTTATCTATAGACATTGGAAGTATTCTAAGTATAGAATTAGTTACAGCATTCTCTATACCCTTCTTCGACGAGAATAGCTTCTGTCTAAGATCTCTGTTTCCAGTTGTGTTCTGCAGAGATCCCATTGTAAGGACCTTGAATACTGGTCCTGGAGCTCTTACTAATGCAGTTCTAAGAGGTCCAAGAACCTCTTCTGCTTGTCTCATTGTAGGAGCTGTTGTTATCTGATCTGTCGTGTCTGGATCGTTCACCAAATGATGAGCTTGAATAGACTCGAGGTACATTGTCTTAGCTGCACCTCGAGCTATTATTAAGTATTGTTTCTTTGTAAGTCTCTGTCTTACTCTTTTTGTTACATATCGTCCTTTTTTACTACCTTTGCTGCGAACATATACAGTTTTATCCACAAAGTAGTACCAACCGTAAAGCTCTTCGGCCCATAGTTTAAAGGAATCTAGCAACTCCAATGGCGAACCATCGGTAAGAGTAAGTTCATTTTCGCAAAACTCTACATAACCATTTATAGCATCTTCGTCATAATAATAACGTGGATCATCAATAAGATCATCGATACGCTTCATCTCCATGGCTATATATTCATTAATAGGTATTTCGCCTCTTAAAACTCTTTCCCGAAATTCGCCGTAATATTTCGGTGTTGCTGTGTTAGATAACATAAGCTATTTTATAACATTCTTTTTAGTATTTCAATTGCTTTCAAAATATTTTTTTTTGCTCGATCAGCGCCTACGAACGTGGCGAGTCTCTTTAAACCACCTATAGCGTTATAAATGTTACCATGACACAGTCGTAATCTATCCTCGGCTATTTCTTGTGGCGTAACATCTTCCAAGTTATAGCCTTCTCTAGCCATTTGTGGTGTAATCATATGCGATAATGATCGACTACGATTATTATTTAAAAATGCACCATCGCCAAAAGCATGCTGTAAATAATTTCTGTACTCCGTGAAACTGTTGTTCATAATTTGTTACCTCCTAATAATTGCTGCAACATTTGCGCTTTTTGTACAGCGGCATTGTACTGTTCCTGACTTACTTTCCCAGAATCAAGCAGTTGCTGAATTGCCTGATTAGGATCGCTTATTCTAGACTTAAGCTGAGCTATTGCTTCCATAAGTCCGTTAGTCATACTACCATTTTGATGTCCTACCATCTGCTGATAAAGTGGATTCATTTGTTCTCCTTTCCGCGATAGTTAGAGTTGTTTGGATTATTGAAGTTTGACCTTATGCTATTGATCTGACGATTAAAGTAATCCCTAAGCTCCTCAAGGTCACCTTTGGTAACATAATCACTTTTAGACTCTATAGGGTTACCAGCAGCTTGCTCTTCCCCTCGAATCGTATAATCCAGAATCTTCATAGTAGGTCTACCGCTTGCATCAGTGGTCTTCAAGTAAATCGTCTTCTGCTCGCTATCCCATAAAGGAATTGTCGAACCAGCAACAGTCTGATAAGCTTTAGCTCCTTCTTCTCCGCCCTGTATCCAGATCATAGCATTCTGGACAGGCTGAGGCTGAGGTGCTACATACATAGGCTGCTGCATTGGCTGATAAGTTACAGGGAATCCATTGTTGTACATCATTAATTTAGTCCTCCTTTATCTTGTTTCCAAACGTAGATTGGTATTTCGTTGCTTGTGTTCCAACTGTCATAGATTATTCCATCTACTACTGTTGTAACATGTCCGCCTAGACCTATAACAAAGATGCCTTCCGGATTGTCGTAGGCAAATTGCTCAACTGTATAGCAAGTGGGGCACGTATTTGGAACTATTTCTCTTCTATAACCGTGGATTCTCAGTACCGCACCCCACACACTATCTGAATCTGGCATGTCACACATTTTCCTGCCGTTAGTGGCTAAAATATCATAGGCAGTATCCCAATCTACATTTAATGCTAATGTTAATGCTCTTACCGCGCAATCTTTTACAGATCTACCGCAAGGATTAGGTTGATAGTAAACCCACATTCATATCACCCCTCGTCTGTGCTCTGTCCCCATTTCTTGTAAAACTTCACTGAAGAAATGCCAAGAACCGCACCTAGAAAAGCATCTATAGCCGCGATTGTTCCTACGATTTCTTCTCCGTAAGGCCATCCCCAGATTTGGGATAATGCAAAATATAAAGTTGCCAAAGCTGGAAGTAGGATCTGTGCAATCCATTTAAGTATGTCATATACCTTATTGCTCATAATGTCACCTCCTTTATTTGTAGTCTTCCCGAATGAGTATGAGCTTTCTTATAAGCTCATCCACCCATTCATCTATCTTTTTTCTGTATTCATCAGTTGCGTATTCTGGACTAATATCGAGACTAAACACCATAGACTTAATCTTATCCTGTTTAATCGGTATATAACTACCGTCAGTCCGCATATGGTTGAATGTTATCCAATCCACAACTTCTGAGTATGCCTTCTCAAGTAAATACTTAAGAAAATATCCTCGGCAATCTGTAGATGTTGGAAAATTTACTTGCAGTCCCATAATATATGTGTGCGCCCATTCAACTTGCTGCCTTATAATGTCTCGTTCTCGTTCATCCGCGCCTAGCCGAAAGCTCTTTGTATTGATCTGAATAAAGCCTCTTTTTAATAACAATAAGCATATAACAACCATGATCAATACAAATATAAGTACCATTGCAGCATTAGCGCTAGTGAGTACACTTACTAATGCTTCCCACATAGCTTTTACCTCCTAAAATGGTGCTCTTTTACCTTCTGCTATTTCTTGTTTACCAGTAGTTACATAGTGGTAATAATATCCGGGCCAGTTATTACCATATGTATCTGCCACATCTGTTTCGACCTGTCGATATCTGATAGGATCAAATTCTGCATTCCCCTGACGATGCTCTTTCATACCGTAAGTAGTGAAGTGGTTGAACAACGCCTGAGAATTGTATCCGAATACTGCTTTAAGATCATCATATTTATCAGCATAGTATTTCGGATCAAAGACAGGCGTGTAATCTACGCCTTTGTATATGAACGAGTCTTCCATCAGCGCCGCAACATCCGCTCTAACAGTATTCATGTTCTTTCCGTATCTTGGAAACCAATGCAAAACATCAGCATGACCTGAGCCAAGTCCAAGAGCATAGCTGTCTGCGTGGCAGAGAATCACAGGAACATCAACTCCGCCAAATCTCACCTTGCCATTCGGATCGAGATTATACAGCTTGCAGAGGTACGCTGTAAGTTCGCAGGCTTCTTGATATACATTATTGAAATATACCGGATCAGTCAGTCCATCCTCGCAGATTTCAAACTGGATCCAGCCATTGTTGCAGGAACCACGCTTACCGCCGCCGCATCCCCATGGCGAGAAATCCCAAGGCATTGACTGGACAGTCGAAACGGAACCGTCTGCCAGCTTACCGATCCACGCGTTAAGACCTGCGTTGACACTGGTATGATTCCAGTCGTTATGAGCGGTATTCTTGCCGATAAGTTTAAGCATTGCGTCTTTGTCGGGCGCGTTATCGGAGGGCTGCACATAACGCTTAATGTTAGGGTTGTTGCATCCTGTACTATGCCAGAGAACGCCGAGAACCTTCATCTTTTTTGTGCCTTTATAGCACTTGCTCTGTGTCTGCATACAGGCGATAGGCGGATTTTCTTTTGAATATTTCATGGTTAACCTCCTTACAATATATTGTGGTAATGATGCCTTGAAAAGCTGAAACATCGATGCCTTTCATAGATTACTCATCTTCCGGCTCGGGTTCGGGCTGTACGTGCGAGATAAATTCCCTGTAATTTCTCACAATAAACAGGTTTTCATCCACAATGCTGACACACGCCTTTTCAACGTCTTGCGCGTTCCAAAGGCTCTGGCAAAGCCCGTGGTAGTTGACAATCGCCTTGTCAATATCATCCCAACTTTCCGAATGTACTGAGTAGTTACCGTTTACAACTTTGATTACCGCATACTTCATTTCGATTTCCTCCTTTATATATCTTTCGTAATTATTTACCCACAAAAGTAATATATGCTGTTACATTTTCAGAACTACTGAATGGATGATTACAATCCAAAACAAGATTGTTTCCATCAATTCTAACCCGTGAGAATGTAGTCCAAGCAGCGGTGCTTTTAGAAAAAGTTATGTTTTTTATTCCATATAAATTATCAAAACCTGATGGTATGGTATAACTTCCCGGAACAGAAAAAGGATAAGTTATTTCTCTTTCAGATAATCCTTTTTCTATAGGCTTTATTTTAACCAATGTAGGAATTGACATTGATCCACTATTTGAATAGTTGTAGTCAACATTAAAAGTATTATTATTCATTGAAAAATTTCTAATTTGACCGTTCCCACCTGCACCCATGTCCATTTGGGATATACAACTATCAAAATTGGTTGTTAAATTCGGAAGGTTAAAAGATGCACTTTGAGGACAACTAATACTATAATTAAGTTCTATTTCTGACGGTTCTTTTACTCCACCACCAATATTATCAATCATTGCAACGCTCATAGTCTCACCCCCTCACCACAAGCGTCAACGCACTTGCTGGCGCTGATGTTGCTCTTAAACGGATTCCGCTTGCCGTGAACTTGATGTACTGATCAACGCTCTGGATCGCTTCCTGCTCCGTTGCTGTCGGATAGTCAGAAGGATCAGATCCAAGAAGAAGAACTTCTGCAGGAGTAAAGTTACTTGCATAGAGATTAGTTTCAATGTTCACAATATATGGAAAAGCTGCCGCATCAGAACCTGCATTTGTTACCCAATCAGTTGATGCTACGGTGAAAGTAACTACTGCTGTTCCGCCAGCGTTCCCACCGATAACTTTACCGTGATCCACTGCCACTACATTTTGTAAAGACATAGTGTGTCTCCTTTCTTATGTTAGTTTGATGCCGTAGATGCGGTAGGGGATCGCATTTCTATTATCCGTAACACCTCCCGTATATGTGCAATCAGTAAAAGATATGTGCGTTGCATCCGTAGGAGTGCCGTATCTTTCATAGTTTCGCGCAACATTACTACTATTATTCGTTGCTAAATTTATCGCAATCTTATTCCCTTTAACTGAAACATTAGATAAATTATCGTTTGATGTAGTTGACCAATTGTATATAACTAAAAGAAGATCATAATCATCACTCGATAATGTTATATTTCCCGCCGCAAAATTCGCGGTAGGATCCGGATTCTCCCATAACTTCGACATCTTTACGCATCCCAGTCCAATGGCGGAAACCTCTATCTCGTGGTGAAACTTGATGCCGTAGATGGTGATCGGTATAGCATAATCATTATCTACTGCACCATTAAAATAACCACTATAAAATGTGCCGGATGTTGCCGACGAAAACAACACGTTACGACTTGCAACTTTTCCTTCTGTTGCTATTGTCAATGCTATTCCGTTATCCTTGGGTGACATAATAGCACTACATAATGTGCTGTCATTTTTTATTTTGGCAATAATCAGAAGATGATCATAATCAGAACTTGACAATGTAAAAGTGGTGCCACTCGCCATAGCGCTTGCCGGATCACTATTCTCCCACAGCTTCGTCATTAGATCAATCTGAATTGTGCCATCAGCACCGGGAACACCCGTGATGTAATACTTCCCTGCTTCCTTCTGTGCATCTGACATAGCAAGCCAATCGGAATAGGTAATAGTCGTATAGGCGGTGTCCTTCGACTTTATTTCGTTAGCAAAGCCTGTGAGGACTGTTTCCGCGTCACCATAACTCATAAAATTTTTAAGGCTCATTTGTCAATCCTCCATTAGCTGAGAAGTGTCAATAATGCATTTATCTGTTCCGTAGTCAGGCTGTCCGGTTCGGCAGCAGAAATGAGGCTTTCCATAGTGATTGCGTCAACCTCGGTAGCGTCCCAAGGATCATTCGCTGTATGTGCTGCTTTGAACTTGTAAAGTGCGTTCTCATAGACCACAGCATCCCCGATCACATAAGCGGAGGTTGCGTCAAATTCATCAGCGAGATTGTCAGCCACATTCTCAATCTCATCATAGATTGCCTGTGTATTGACAAAGGCAGACATAACGTTAAGTTTCATTACCGGTGTGGTGCTATCACCAGTATTCACCACTGCAATGTCGGTGCCTGCGGAGAAACTTTTACCGATACCTTCAATAAATCGGCTATCGGTAGTAAAATCGTCGGAAATGTTGTAAACATATCCTGTCATAGCTGCTGTCAGCGTTGCCGGAATATTCGCAAAAGTGATTGAGCCACGGAACTCCAGAGCATCACCAAGGGAATCGAATTTATTGCCAATCTCTGTCATCAATTCCGTTGCGTTTGCATAAGATACAAAATTTGCCATTTTCTTTATCCTCCTTAATTGAGAAGTGCTTTGAGTGCTGTCATCTGTGCTTCTGTCAGACTGTCATTTGTTCCGAGTAAAGACAAATCAGATGCTGTCTTGTTTCCTGATAAGGTAACGTTGTTGATCTGTGGCTTATTCGTAAGTGCATTATAGTTTGTCGTGCCGCCTCCTCCTCCGCCGCCTTGTTCTATTACATCCTTAAGCTGAAGTAATAGGTATTCCAGTCTACTCTGTGGGAGGCTTGTGTACTCTTCTCCATCGATAGTAGCAACTAGAATAGATTCAGCTCTGGATTCAGGGTTCCATCCTTCCATTTTGATGTACCTCCTTTATGTTTACTATCTTGAATGTTACAAAACCATTTGCTTGAAGTTCTTCAAGGTATTCTTGAGTAAGAGACTCATTGAGTCTAAGTCCAGCCATAGCTTGAGAAGCTTCTGGGTTTGGATCTATGAGTAGCTCTCCTTGGTAGGTTGTCTCTGGGAGACCTAAGACTAGAGATAAGATTATTGAGAATACTCCAGTGGCTGCTACTATGATAACTTTAGTTTTAAGAGAGAACTGAGTATCTATGACGAGATCGGTGAAGCCTAAAGCTAGAAGAGTCTCTAGCATAACTCTTATGCATCTGTAGACAGCTGCTGTTGTGAGTCTGTGAGTTTTCATGAGGTGCTCCTTTATCCGGCAAGACCGCAATTGATTAATGTTTTTGTTTTCGGATCGTATTCAAATTCTAAACTATGATAACCGAAATCAGGAATTCCATTATTGCCTATAAAGCCACTTACAGTTCCATCTGGACGAAACTCATAATAGTCTTTACATTTATTACTGTTTACATATTTTATAACTGCTGTTTTATCAAGATCTGGCCACCCTCTATAGCTATCAATATTTTTAAGAATACTTTCTATAATTTTTGTTCTATGCTTTGACTTATTTGTCATAAATTCTTCATAAACAGCTTTAGATTTTTTATAACTTCCATCATTATCCATTGCAAGACTTGAACCATTTCCATTTTTGTCATATTTTTCAAATTCATCGCCATAAGAACTTTTTTTAAATCCTTCTTTTGACAATTCTCTGAAATCAGCCATTGTTATTATCTCCCGGATCTACCTGTATGTTGATACGCCATAGAAGTTCTTCTTTCTGCTTCTCGATTGCGTCGAATGCAAAAGAAGTTCTCGGCGGATCGAACGAATACTTTACGTCTGCATAAATGTATCTTTTAATGAAGTTGAGCCTCTTGTCATCGCCAATGTAATCATGCCAAGTTGCTGTATCATCGGTGATCTCGAAACCCTCTTTAGGTCCTACTCCTACTTGAGTAAGGGTTGCTAGACTGGCGTTGATATGAGTTATGATGTCTAAGTCAAACTCAGAATCATAAGTTGGATCAAGACCACCTAGCATTTGTTTGATTGTAAGGAGAATGCTATCTTCTACTGCTGGCATATTCAGCCTCCTTCCGTGTACTCCTTAATATACTCTTTCATTACATAACCCTGACGGCCTGGAGCAGTTTCAACTTTGAGCCACTCTCCGTCATCCTGCAAGATGTCTACAATAGACTTCTCAGAGATAAGATACATGACTTCGCCATTCGGTGACTTCCTTACTCTGAGTTGCTGTAATCCAAAAACGACACCTTTCCTAGAAATCTTAGGTTTCTGCTGGACAGGGATTCCTATACCAATTATGATGTCATCGTCGTCATCTGCAATCGGTGGTTTTGACATTATTGTTTCTGTCTTCATCGTGACCTCTTTTCCAGCATTTGCTCTAAGGTCTAAGAAATTGAGAGTTTTATCGGCTTCTGTCTTAGCCTCTTCTCTTGGAGCTAGGTTCTCAATGAACTGCTCGTCTTCAAAAGCTTTCTTAACGGATTTAGTCTTTTTAAGCTTATCGTACCGCTTACGACCTTCTTCTGTATCAAGATCAATAGTTTTGAAACCCATGTTGGTTACTCCTTTCTAAAATATCAGTTACCATAGCTTCGTATCTCCTGGCCTTCGATCTGTGAATTCAGATTTGACAAGGATGCTTTCATCTGAATAGTGAATTGCTTCGTGTGTATTGTGACTACAGCAGACAAAATTATCAAGATCAAACAGATCATCGCCACCTTCTGCCAATTGGTCAATTGTCATAGGGTTTATGTGATGAACAATAATCTTGTCAAATATCTCTCTGCCTTCTATACCAAGATCGCAACCATTGTCTCGAGCTATTACATCTCTGCGAAGCCTTCTCCACTCGTACGAGTGGTAAAAGTCCTGATTAAATATCCTGTCGCTGCCGTAAGTGATTCTGCCAACTCTTCCGTCGAGTTTTAAGTAATTGAATCGCTCTTCAAAGGTTGGTAGTAATATCATCTTACTATAAGACTTAGTCCC